TGTTACTGCACTTCCTGCTGATTTTTCAGCAGCAGTTTCTTCAGTAACCTTAGGTATATTTAGAATGTCGCCACCACCTGCTAACATAGATGAGAAGTCTAATACTTGATTTCTTAACTGAAATTTTCTTTCAGCATAATCAAGAATAGCATCTCTCCACATTTCAGGAATAAAATTGGCAGCTGTTGTTTTTGTTACATTTCCGTCAGCCATTTTATTTACTCTCCTTAAAAGTTAAAATGATTATTTCTTTTTAAGGTAATGACTTATCAAACTCTTGTGCGAATCTCTACGCTTTGAGCTAGAATCCATATCAGAAAAAGGATTACCCTTAAACTTTTGTACAGACACTTTGTTTTCAACTTGTCCTACATTGACTCCAGCTTTTGTTTCAAATTCAGTAACTATGTCACGCAAAAGAGATAAATCATCTACCTTCTCAAATTTTTCTCTTTTCGTTTCAGGAATTTTATTTAGAAGAGATTCTCTTTCTTGATTTACATAATTAGAAAAAGATTCATTAACCTCATTAAACTTGGCTTCAAGATCTTTATTCTTATTTTGTTCCTCAACTAACAGAGCTTTGTATTCGCCTTGCTCTTCTAAACTCTTTTTACGCTGTTCTTCCTGTGCAGTTGCTATGTCGTCCATTTTAGACTTTAACTCATTTCTTTCTTTGACTAGCTCCTGAAAACGATAATATGGAACAGCTTCTTGTGTCTTTTTTTCGTCTTGACTGACTTGAGGTTCTTTTACAGCTTCCTCAACGGCTGTATTCTGCGTTTCTTCAGACATTTTAACTCCTTATGTGGATTATTATATGCCATTAAGTTAATTATACTTTAAATTAATGACAATTATAAATGTCAAAGAAAATCAAAGAGTTTGAGTTTAAACAAAAGTGGTTTGACTATATGAAGTATAAACCACACGAAGGGCAGAGAAAATTACACTTTCCCGATAAACCTGACGCTTCTTATTTCGTAAACATCTGTGGTAGAAGGTATGGTAAAACTACTGCAGCATTTCGTGAAGCTGAATTTTACGCAGCACAACCAAATAAAAAAATATGGCTTGTTGGATTATCGTACAAAAAATCAAGATTAATGTTTCGTGAAATATGGAAAGATATGGTAGCAGGTAAAGCAAACGATATTGATAGAGCATCTGAAAAAGAACAGTATATAAAATTTAAATGGGGAACTACTGTTGAAGGTATGTCTTGTGAAAACCCAGACTCGCTAGTCGGAGAAGGAGTAGATTTATTAATTATAGATGAGGCAGCAAAAATGCCAAGAAGAATATGGGATATGTATTTATCTCCAACTCTTGTAGATAGAAAAGGTAAAGCCATCTTTATTACTACACCTGAAGGATTTAATTGGATATATGATTTATTTCTTTTAGGGCAAACAGATCCTCAATGGTATTCACAACAATCTCCAAGTTGGGAAAATCAATATGCGTTTCCAGAAGGAAAGAATGATTCTTTTATACAAGAAAGAAAAAGAAATATGTCTAAAGAATTATTTGACCAAGAGTTTGCTGCTAAGTTTACTTCTATGGAAGGTAGAGTATATCCATTTGATAGAGATTTAGATGTCGGTAATGTTCCATACCAAGAAAATCTTCCTACTTATTGTTCAATGGACTTTGGATTTAGAATGCCATCGGTTTTATGGTTTCAAACATTTAAGCAAGATGGTAATTGGCATATCAATATTATTGATGAAATAATTCACGAAAAAAATATACCTACTGATAAATTAGCAGAAATGATAAAAAAGAAAAATTATCCTGTGATAACTTATTATGGAGATCCTGCTGGTAGCTTTGTGCAAGGACAATCTGGACTTGGAGATATTCACATCTTACGCAGACACGGAATTTATGTAGAATACAGAATGGATAAATTATCTCGTGATATACAATCTGGTGTAAGTTATTGTCGTGGATTTTTTGAAAATGCAGATGGACTAAGAAGAATTAAAGTAGATAAAAAATGTGTAGGTATTGCTGAAGATTTTGAAGGATATAGATTTCCAGAAGCAGTAGAAGGCAAAGCTATCTCTAATAACCCAATCAAAGATGGATACTATGAACATGGCTGCGATGCTTTCAGATATTTTATCTTGAATAGATTTCCAATTAGAAGTAATTTCGTTGGAAGAATACCAAGATAAAAGGAACACTAAATGGTTTTAACTCCACAAGAGATTATAAAAGATTCATTAACTAATTTTAAAGAAGAACAAGCTAAAGCTAGAAGAGAAGAAGTAAGAAAGTTTTTAGATTATTATTCTGGTTCTTTGACAGACCAATACATTGAAGGATATTTTAAATCAGATGCCTTCCAAGAAATACCACATTACAATACAAACATCGTAAAAAAGTTTGTAAATCGTATGTCAAAAATTTATACCATTGGTGCTAAGAGAAATGTAAATGACAAGTATGTAGATTTGTCATCAGTTAAGAATGCTCGTATGAAGCAAATGGAAAGAATGACTCGTTTGCTTGGTACTTGTGCAACTTATGTTATGTATGATGAAATGGAAGAACGATTTGAGTATCGTCCTATTTATTACTTTGAACCTTATTTTGGTGACAATCCATACAAACCACAAGCTATTGTATATCCAATGATGCACGGACACGCAGACTTATCTGATACAAATGATTTAATGTATGCTTACTGGGATAGTGAAATACACATGAAGTTTGATGATAATGGTAATATTATAGAAGAAATACAACACAATCTTGGTGTTTTACCTTTTGTATTTACACACAGAGAAGAACAATTAGATTCTTTTTTTGTAGAAGGTGCTTCTGACTTGGTATCTGCTAATGAGCATATCAATATCACAATGACTGAAATGCAATTAGGATTGAGATTCCAAATGTTTGGACAGCCAGTAGTAACTGGACTCATATCAGATAATGCAAATGTAAGAGCAGGATCTGATGAAATCTTAACATTGCCAGAAGGAAGTAATTACGACATCGTATCTCCAGAAGGAAATGTAAGAGATGTTATTGAAAATATTAAGTGGCAAATAGAATTAGTAGCATTGAATAATCACTTGTTCGTTACTTTTGCACAATCAGGTGGTGAAGTACCAAGTGGTATTTCTTTAATGATTAAAGACTTAGAACGCCACGAAGATTTTATAGATGACAAAGAATTATATCGTCAATATGAAAAAGATTTCTATAAAGTAGAATATGCTTTATCTCAAACTAATAATCTTGGATTACCAGAACCTTCACAATTTAAAGTTGATTTCTCTGAAGTTGAATATCCTATGACTACTCAAGATAAGATTATGTTAAATGAATATAAACTTAAACATAACTTAACTACTCAAGCAGAACTATTAGCAGATGAAAATAAAGATTTAACTATTGAAGATGCTATACAAGTAATTGCAGATAATAAATCAATGAATGAAATAGAGGTAGTCGATGAAGGTGACAGTCAAGAGTAATGTAACTTTTAAAAAATTAAAAAAAGCCAATTTAGAAGAAATGGTTTTTAATAATTTAATTCGTCCATTAGGCAAAGAAGCAAAAAAGAAAGTTGATAACTCCTTTAAAAACAATAAAGATATTAATGGAGAACCTTATGAACCCTTATCATACACATACGGAAGAAAGAAAAAAGCATTAGGTAAGGGTGGTAATCCTATAATGGTTTTTGATGGAGATTTGAAAAAAAGCATTTCAAAAGTATTAACAAACAAATCTGATATGTCTGTTACTGTAAAGTCAGAAGATTCAAGAATGCTATCTAAAAGAGGACTAAACTACGGTGCGTTTCATTTAACTGGTAAAGCAAACTCAAGAAGAAAAAATCCTAAAATTAGAAAATGGTTTTTTACAAGCGATGAATTAAAAAACAATGCAATTTTATTAGAAGATAGATTGCTTGGAAAAGAGTTTACAAGACTTAAAGATAAGTTTGCTAAGAAATTACAGTCGCTTTTAAAAACTAGAATGCGTATTATAGGTAGTAGGAAGATGCCAGCATCTTCAAATTTTGCAAGAAATGTAGATATTTAATGGAAGATTTAATAAAAGAAATATTCAAAATGGTAGTACAGATAAAAAAAATATCTGAAGCTAATAACGATCTACTTGGATTTGTATGTTCTAAAGTTGCTCCAACCAAAAAAATAACCACTAAAGAAATAGATTTATTAGATGTAGCTTATATCTCAATGGAAATGTCAGAAATATTTGAAGAGTATGATGTTATGCCTGAGGACTATGGGATTGCTTAGCTTCAAGCTCTGATAACTTTTCTAACCACTTTCTTTTTTCACTCGCAGTAGGTCGTCTTTGTGGCAATGGCTCTAATCCAACTTTCTTTGCTCTTTGCAATAATGCGTATCTAGCAGCTCTATCCTCTCTTAATTTTTGCCTATATGGTTTTTTACCTTTCTTTATTCTCTCTACTGCTTTCTTTTCTTTTATCTGACGCTTTTGAGGTTTGTCGTTTTCTGGATTTCTTTCTGGAAGCGTTTCGAGTATTTCTGTAACCTCTTCGCTTTCTGCGTCTATAATATCCTCTGCGTCTATCTGTTCTGCTTTTAAGAACTTCTCAAATGGACTATCTACAGTTACATTGATGTTTTTGACTAATTTTCCTGAATGCTCTAATACCAAACGCCCTGCCTGGACATTACCTTCAATAGCTTCTCGAATCATACTATTTAATACCATAGGCAGTTTTGCATTAAAAGAAACCATATACTTCTTATAATACATATCAACAAATCTATCATCAGCAAACCAAGATTGTATAGTTCTATGACTGACATTTATTTGCTCGGCTATTTGTTTTTTATTTAAATCAGGATTATGTATCATTAAATCAATAGCAGCCATTTGATTGGCTTTTTTAAGTTCTATATTACTCATTTACCTTGTCCTCTATATTTTTTCTTATAATACTTCTTTGAACCTTTTGTGCCGTATTTAGTATTAGAGCTTCTACCTTGTCGAGTTTTTTTTGCACCATTTGACTTTCTAGTGCGTTCCTTAAATAAAGATCGCCTCATTTCTTGTAAACTTTTTCTGCTCCTGCGATTCCAAATGAACCAAGTGTAACCCAAACAAATGAGTTATAGATGTAGTCGTTTACCATTAATTCTATTCCAATAATACCCATTGCTAAATCTACGATGCCAAATACACACATCAACGCAAAGGATAGAAAACCTATAATATTCTTTTCATTGTATTCGTTTTTATCTTTAAATAATTCCCACATTATTTCTCCTTCTTCTTCGGTCTAAATATTTTCTCCCAACGCTTCTCGTATTCTTTTTTAGAAATACCCATAGGTCTAGGCACATCGCCTTTACCAGCACCGTTAGGTTTTTTATAAATACTCTTTTCTTTCATTTACTATATTTTAAAAACTTGCTTTTCTTTATAGGGTTGCGTTTTAGTTTAGCTTTGATGCTTCTTTTACGCATTCCATAAAGACGCTTCGGTATAAAGTTTCTAGCAGATGATACGGTAACATTCATTTTCCAACCTTACGCATTGCTGCAGTATA